TGCTCCCTGATTGGGTTCGAGAGTTGGAGGTTACAGCGGTGAAGTATGAGCCGGCACAGTTTCGCGGCTTCACGGTCGATGCATACGGATATTACCCGGCATCGGCATTTTATCCGGCTCATGCGGCCAACGGGAGGGCAAAGGAATGATCCATAGCATTGACGTAAAAACGCGGTACTACAGCGGGACACACATAGCCAGATACGCCGGCAAACAGGCAACTAACACGGCCAGCGCTGAAGGAGCTGTGCGCCGCCTGGCCGGTAAGGTTTTCGGCACCTGGCAGCGCATCATTGTGACGCGCATCGATGGCACTGGCGACTATTTCGCCGGCGTATATCGGGTTACACCTGACGAGGCCCAAAAATGCCGCGTGTGCGGCTGTTCCTATTCGCGCGGCTGTGCTGGTGGCTGTCATTGGGTGGCGGCTGATTTGTGCAGCTGCTGCGCACCAGAGGAGGGCTAACAGTGAGCGTAAAACTTTCAGAGGTGATCAGCTTGCTGGAGGATCGGGGGCCGTCGTCGCTGGACACGCTGGCGCACGTCCTGGACGAGAGCGAAACCACGTTACGCGCGCTGTTAACTGGGGCTTATCGCCGGGGAACGCTTGGCTTTGATAACGGGCTGTATTCAGTCCTAAGCGCAGCAGAGCAAGAGGCCGTTAGGTTAACCATGTCTCCGCCGGCGCCGGCGGCATCGAAACCAACACCGGCAGCAAAACCAACGGCGCCGGCTAAGCCAAAAGTGACGTCGGCCCAGCTGCGTGAACTGTTGGCGCAACGAGGGAAAATGACCGCTGCGGAGCTGGCCTCTGCAGCGGGGATCAGTTCGGGGCATATTGGGCCGCTATTGGCACATGACCGCCGCGCCGGCCGCGTGCGGCTGATCACGCTGGATCGAGTGAATTACTACAAGCTGGAAGAAAAATTCGATAGCGTGCCGCCTGCCGTAACGGATGATAGCCCGACGGCGCCGCCGGTAGTTCCTGCAGCTGGTGGCTCAGGCACAAATGATGTGACGCCGGCCTGCGCGCCAGCAATGGCAAACATGAAAACGATCACGGTTCCGACTGTGGAGTTTATGACGTCAGAGATTCACCGCCTGATCGGCGAACTGCGCCACGCAAAAGAGTTGCGCGCGGCGCTGATAAACCTGAACCGTTTAACAAAAGGCGAGCTGGTGGAGGATGTGAACTGATGGCCAAGCCAATCAATTTTGAAGGGGCCGAGCTACGGTTTTGCGGTGGCCTAACCCGTGATGATGTTTACATTCGCCGCAGTTGGGCGGTAAAGCTGGCGGACGGGACACGCTATCAGCGCGCCACGTTCGCGAAGCTCGACGAGCCAGGCCTGGAAATGTGGGAAAAGTGGTGCGAACCCGGCCCGGACGTTTACCAGTCGCCACACTGGCGCAAGGCATCAAAAGCGGACCGTATGCAGCTGCAGCAATGGCTGCGCGCACATCCTGATTATCTGCCTGACGGGGGACCACATGGCCAATAAGCGGATAGAACTGAAAGCGGCCGCCGCGAAATACTCAGCGGCACTTAATGCACACAGAGGAAACCCGAAAGACAAGGGGGCGCTGTATGCATGGGACGAGGCTACAACGGAGTTTTCCCGTGCCGTAGGTCACAACGAGCTGGAAATCATCATCGACTTGCTCGCAGAGCTTGAACAGATGGCCTCTGATGCCGCGCTATTACCTGTATTTGAGGAAGCATATCGGGAGGTTATGGCCATCCTCTCGCAGCCGGTAGTCATTTCCGGCTCTATCGCGCGCCAAGATGCATTAAATTTTAGGCGATTAGCCAGCTTAATAAGCGAGTCCTCGCCCCTAAAATTATATCCAGGCGATGATTTACAGGTCTTATCTATAGAGTTTGAAAAGCCTACCTGGTCGCAGTTTTCAGATGAGCGCTTACAGGAAATAGAACGCCATCGCGACAACACTTTGCTTGGCCATATCCCTGCAGAGTTGGCTCGTGAGCTGCGCATGACACGTAAAAAGCTCGGTAACTATGACAGCCTACTGCGCCGCGCTGATGCAGCAGAAAAGCGCGTTGCTGAGCTTGAGTACGCTCTTGATGGTCTGCCCTCCGATGCGATCGCCGGCGGCTGGACCGCGAAGGGCTTAAGTGATTATGCGAAGTCACTGGAGACCAAGCTGGCTAAGCCGGCAATCAACGATGTGATAGCGGAACGCCAGCGCCAAGTAAGCGAGAAGGGTTACACGCCGGAAAGTGATGATTCCTATCTTCCTGGCATCCTGTGCTTGGCTGGCGCAGCTTATGCGGTTGCCGCCTCTGCGTTTCCTGATGCACGCCGGCGGGCTAATCGTCTTTGGCCGTGGCCTAATGCGCCGAAGTATTTCGACCCGGCTCGAAAAAGTAACCCCCGGGTTAACCTGGTCAAGTCTGCGGCGCTTATCATTGCGGAAATAGAACGCCTTGATCGCGCTGCTGGTGGGAAAAGTTAAGGAGGATTTTTG